CTGTAGTCCCATAAGCTCTTTGTGCTGCTTCTGAACATTCAAATTCAAATTTTGCAGCTTCTTGTGCTTTTCTATCTGTAGGATTAGCCATAGCATTTACTGCTCTCATAATGCTAAATCTTTTAGTCTCTTTTTCACTTAAACCAATTTCTGTAGGAGTTTCCAAAGGAACATCGTTAGAAATATTTTCTAATAATTGTCCTCTAAATTCTTCAACAGAAACACCATCTTTAATAGCTTGATTAGCTAAATCTCTTTTATTGTGTCTTACACCAAGATCAATAATTTCTTTTGAGTTCTTTTGAAATTCTTTTCTTGCTTCATCAACACTTTGTGATCTAACTTCATCAAGATTAATTTCTTGTTTTTCATTTTCCATTACTTTCACCTTTGTTGTGTTTAATGTTTGTTTATCTTTAGAACGACCAACACCGACAAGTCTGCTTTGATCGGCTGGCACGGAAACCGAGCTGATTTCCATCGGAGTCCAGCTAGCACGATAAAAAGTTTCATCATCTTTATTTTGTCGTTCCAGTTTATCTACCCTGTAGCCAACAGATATATTCATGCGAATACCATCAACTACATCTCTAAAAACTTCATCAGCAAGAGCCGATCTACCAAATCGAACTACAGCAGTTGTCCTTTTTGCTGTCTCATCAAGTTTAAATTCTTCTACTACACCAATTTGTTTTGTCATATCGTGATCCAGTAGTAATGGTGCAGTTTTAGATTGCATAAATTCCATATTTACTTCATCTTCAGAATGTCCTAGCACTTCCATGCCAAACGATCTCTCTACTGGAGTTTCACTAGAAACGCCAATCTTAACAGTCCTTTTTTCTTCATCGATATGGTGAGCTTTAGTTAGATCAATGGTTCTGAATTTCATAGGCATTTCTAATACCTTGCGATCTTCTTTATCCTTTTCTCTATCTTTTTCTTCATCTTCATCGTGATAAGAACTTTCAGAATCAGTCATTTCCATTTCTTCTTCTTTATCCCCATGATGTTTTGCAAACTCTATGATTACAGAATCATCAGTTTCATTCACATTAAGGATATGTCTATCTTCTTTATCTTTCATAGCTTTTTCCTCTTTTGATGATAAAGGGTGAGATTCAGGAAGCAGATCAGTATCATGCTTCCCACCTTGAAACCTTCCATTTCGCAAAACAAAAAGGAAGGAATTAACTCTTGACATTGCCCATTGGGCAGGAGAACTCACATTCGGTCTAACGCTAGAAGGCGATGTGTTGTATGCACCTATTCCTCTATCGTAGACTTTTTTTAGCGTTCCAAGAGTTGTTCTTTTTGATGCAGCATTATTAACTTCTTTGTTATGCTCATCAACTTTGTTTTGTAATGCCTTTTCTGTTTTTGCTGATATTTGCCTATCTGCTTGAGCCTGACTAGCAGAGCCATACTCTTTACCCTCTCTATATTTAATAGCTTCAAGTACAACATCCTTCATTCTTTGTTCTCCTAAATTACCAATTACTCCCCACTTCATTTGTGCTATTACTCCACCAATATTAGAAGGTCTAGCTGCTTTATCTCCTGACTTAAATTGTGAACCATCGCCAAAATGTCTAGCAGCCCATGCCTCTCTTTCTTTAATCCAGCTTAAAACACCATCAGTTTCTTCACCTGCTCTAGCTTTTGTCCATAAGTTAAATGATTCATTACCTCTAATATTGCCACCAGCTTTGTAAATATCATTATCATTTTCTTTAACACCTGCAATAAAGTCATAATCAAATTGTGGATATTCAGAGTTTCTAAGAGATATTTTTTTATCATCTCCTTTGTTTGGAAAGTCTGTAAGATTGTGTTTACTCATCTTCTTCACCACCAAGTATATTAGCTTCAACTGGTAGCTTAGTTCCAAATGGTTGATATGCTATTTCAATACCATATTGTTTTGCTAACTCAACTTCTTTTTGATGTTGCTCAAAAAGTTCTTCTACATCTCTACCATAGTTTGCAGATATATCAGCATAAGTAACAGTACCATTTTGTAGACCTAATATGTTTGATTGCATTTCTTTTAATGGATCAATCCATGCAAAACTTCTTGGTATATAACTTATAGCTCTAGCAAACTTGTCATACTTAGCTATTGGCAAATTTATGTAACCTGTAGATATAGCCATTTCTAACCATGACTTAAATATAGGATTTATAAAATGATCTATTACAAACTGTTGATATAGTTGATACATACTTCGATCTTCTAATGCACCTTGCCTGATACTACTATAATTAACACTTGTTAAATCGTTAGATAAAGCGTGATATGAGATATTTAAACCTGATGCAATACTTCTTAATACGCTAGTTGTAAATGGTTCAAATGCAGACGTTGGATGCGTAGGATCAAAAGAAGTAAACTCCATACCAGCAGGTAGCTGTTCAAACACTCCTGCTTGTGCGTTCATTGTAGGATTGAATGTGTCCTCTTGGTCGCCATCTCCGACATAACCATCGCCATCAGGTGAAGTTATGAAACCCATTTTAGAAGCTCCAACTCTTGCTGCTACGATTTCAGCTTCATAATATCCATTGAGCATTTTCATATTGGCTATAATAGGTGCAATAAATGATACGCCCCTAGTCTGTTCTGCTCTTTGTGGTAAATAGGCGTGTATTATTTCATCTGCTGGAACTCTGATATATTCCTGTTGTGGTTTTGGATAAGTGTTATCGTAGGGATGTTTTTTAAATAAATGATATGCAACTGGTTTACCACCCTTATCAAGCTCAACACCCATCTTGATACTATTACCATTTTTAAGATATGTTTCATTTTTATTTTCGTCTAAATGATCTGCTTCAATAAATGAAATTTTAAAACCAAATGGTGAGCTACTATCTTTAACTTTTCTTACAATAACCTCACCATCTCTACAAAGAGTTTCAATAAATATTTTTTGACAATCTATAAATGTAAGTCTTTCATTTACAGTACAGTTACCTAGTTGCGACCATTCCTTCCATGATCTCTCAATAAGCAGGTTAGCTCCAATATCTAATGATTGGTCATCATTTCTTGCTTTGGAGCTAACTCTTACGCCCTGCTTTCCGATCACATTAGATACCATCAGGTTAAGATACCTTGCAATAAATGGATCGTTCCTTGCTAATTCTCTGCTTCTATCCCTTAGAAGCCTTATGTTATCTTTTATTTCAGCATCAGCAGATGTAGAGCTAGTTATAAAATCAGCAAATAATCTTCCTGTATTTGCACCTGTATAACTTCTTTTAAATTTTCTTTTTGGTTTTTTATTGTTACCAAATATGTTGTTATACCAAGCCATTATGAATAATCAGTTACATTAGTTGTTTGTGTTGATCCAAAGTTTACTTTTACAGTATTACCTGAACCTTGTTTATTTCTAATTCTTGCAAGTTTTATTTCTTTAAGATATTCAGATTTGTACCTATCTCTAAATGTCATAAGTTCATCTATAGACATTCTTGATAAAGACCTACCAGCTATAGACATTGAAGATTGATCCATTGAAGCTCTATTTTCTATAACAGCTTCTATTGCATCTAATACAATTTTTGCGTGGCTTCTTAAATCAGCATTTGTGTTTGCTAAATTTTCTGTAATCGTTGTTCTACCTGAATCAACCATAACTCTATTAGAATCAGAAGATTTAGTTATGTATGCTTCCCAAATATAATTACCTATTGCGTAGCTAGTGGTGCTAGATGATGCAGCTTCTATGTAATATGTATCATCTGCTTCAGTAGCAGTAAGTGTAAATTTTTTAGTACCACCACCACCAGAGTCTAAGTGAAACTCATAAGTTAAAGCATAAGCACTTACTGGATAATCACTTGCAAGATCATCCCTACGCCATGCCCAATAATCCCCAAGTACTAGCTTACTAGGTTCTTTAGTAGTGTAATTGATTCTATCAAAAGCGTTAGACAAGTAAAAACCTCTCTTATTTATAGATTAATCTACTACTAACACTAAGGTTCTTTAGTGTATTGTCAATATTAAAAAGTTAAATACTTGTTATTTCCAAGATGTAGCAAAGTTTTGTCTATTTATACCTTTTCTTAGCTTTTGTTTTGTTTTTTGCTGTACATTGTTATCTTGTACTAATATTTTTTGTTCTATAACATCAAAGTTTGGATTTAAAATATATATAGCTGCAAAGTTATAAACCAAAGTATCAAGTGCTTCGTTTCTTGGTCTTATCTGTTTCCATATTAAAGACTTCTTACCCCTTATCCATTTAGTAACTCTTTTTTCTGCTGTTAGTTGTTTAAAATATTCTTCATCTAAATCAGAGCAAAAATGTAATGTTGTAGATTCAGGATCAGTAGATAGCCTTGCAAATATAGCTTCTTTAGCAGTATCAGTACCAACACCATATAGTACAGCTTTATTTTTACCAACAAATGTAGGTCTATTAGCTATTGGCTTACCAGCTTGTGATAAACCTTTGATAGCAAATATTCTTCTAGCTTGTCTT